TTCTTTCATTTATTGGATTGGTTTTGACCTTGTTAAGGATATAAACTAAATTTGCTTGCTTTGCTATTTGTCTCTCAATGCCTTTCATTTTATAAGCTCCCGTTTGATTAATTAACGCTGATAATACTAAGCAATTCTGTTTACTTTTACAATCCCATTTAACGCAATAACTGACCCTTTCAACGTATCAGCATAAACGCTAAATAACTCACAAATAAAAGGGACAATGCGCGCCCTCCTTTTTGCCCTTGATTGTCCCATCTACCCGCAAACCCAGTGATAGCAAGGGTTTCAGCCTATATACTGTATATTTAACCAGTTTTTGCCCTTTTTTTGGATTTTATACGGGTCTTATAGGGTATCCGTGGGATAGCCATGGGATAGCCTTTCTATACGATATCCACGGAATAGCCATGGGATAGCCGTTGTCTGTGTTATCCGTGGGATAGCTTTCGCATAAAATATCTGTGGAATAGCCATGGAATAGCTATGGAATAGCCATGGAATAGCCGTGGAATAGCCGTGGAATAGTTTAGAACCCGGTTGCAGCTCTATGCTTACTGCTCATTACTGCATTCTTAATGGCAATATTGAAGTTGGTTGGGAAGTGTCTCTTATAGTATCGAGCAGCGTCACGACCAGCCGGGTAGAACCCTCTTTGATCTCTGGTCTTTTCGCTATACTTAATAATTAACTGTGGAGCGCGTTTTGGTCTGTGCTTATAAAGTCCATATGGTCTAACGCCATACTTGCCAATCATCGGCTTTTTAGGTTTAAAGTAATCTTTAGTATTTGCAGACTTTCGGGCCAACGTATTTCTTGGAATATTCCCGTATTTATTTTTCTTTTGGTTAACAGGTTGTATTAAGAATTTATTGTCTTTTAGTGGCTTTACTGTACCGCCAAATATAATTGTATCAAGGTAACTGTTTTTATCCTTTACTGCTATGAACCCAGACAATCTGTTCTTTCTAGTAAAGTATGCGTAGAAACCTCTTTTTGTAAATGGGTTAGCACCTAAATCAATATGCCTATCCATTGTATTTGCCAAGTGACCATCTTTTTTTACTAGCTGCTTAAACGTGCTATTCATTGCCACCGATGCAGCAAAGGGAAATTCCTTTTTCTGTATATCGCTCATCATCTCATAAGCTTTAGAAAAATCGGTCATTATTTCCATAGGGATGCCTTATAGTATGCGTGGGATAGCCATGGGATAGCTGTACGATATCCGTGGAATAGCCGTGGGATAGCTTCTACCAGCTACCGCAGATGCAATCGACTTCTAAACATACGCATCCACCAGACATTCGATCTTCTAGCATATAAAGAACTTCTTGCATTGCCACCTTATCTTTATCTAATAAGGCTTCTGCAAATCGCTCTACCAGGTCGATGTCCGCTTCGTGTACGTTTTCGTCACTCTCAACTCTAATCATAAAGTCGATTATAACATCTTAATCAATAGCACCTAACTGACGTATCATGGCGGGGTTACGCATTGCTAACTGCTCTTCAGTTGGCGGTAGCTTACTCTTGCGTACCTCAACTTCATTACCCCAGTTCATTAGCGCAGTCTTTATACAAGGAGCAGCACTTGGAGTATCCAGTAAACTTTGTGTATAGGAATCTACCTTAGTCAAAAGGTCATTCCATCCATTACGCTTGCACTCGTTAATTCTGTCTATAAGTTGCAGATTGATCATATCCTTACCTCTCGAATAGTCACTACTGCTAATTATACCACTATTTGTTTACTTCTGGGTCGTTAGGTGTCGATGGGCGCGGTATGCCAAGCTTAAGGTCATCAAAAGCTATTAAGGAAAGGATGAATATAGTGAATATAATTATAAGTTTCATTGCTACCTCTGTTAAGTGAGGCGGCATTTTAATCAGTTGTTGTATTGCTTAGAAGTGATATTTTGTTATGCGGGTAATAAGGATATGTAATGGCTCGTTTTAGGCACTGGTGAGCCAGACCAGCTTAATCAGGAGGGAGGACTCCTTGCCTATCTTACTAGGGGTTCGCTTGCGACACTGCTATGATTACGATAACAGCAATTGCTAATATTTTACCTCTTTTGTAGCCGTATACTTCAGTATCGAGCCACTTAATTGCATTGGCTTTATAGCCGTCTAATTTTGACTTTAACAATTCTTTGTCAGCCATCTTATTCGCCTCTTTAATCGCTTGCTTTGTTTTTGTCATTATTATCTCCACTTATTTGTATTATGCCATCAAATCCCATTTGTTCAACCCAATTGTTGAATGCAGTTCTTTCTTCTTTATCAAACTCATTCTCTAATGGTGGGTACTGGTCGCGCAATCGCTCCCATTCACTCTTCAAAGTGTTCATATTTATCCCTCGCTTTTAGGTCTTCTAGTTGTTGGAACAACTCATCTTCCATTGAGCTTTCTAAATAAAGATATATGCTATCCCTAACATCGTCTGCAAAGTTACCAAGATTAACCCTATTATCAAAGTATCCTAGTGCTTCGCTCATATAGGTATCATCCCTACTACCCGCATCAGGCGAGTCTTCTGCCATTGCAATAAATAGGTTTGTGATCAAGTAGCTATGGGATGGCTTTTCTCCAAACAACATTTCTGTTGCTAATTTACATACCCCCGCATTGAATGAAGCAGGAAAAATATCCGTATGCCAACTAGTGTATCTGTTAAGCCAGATATAAGTTGCCTCATCAACTACTTTGTCAGGCAAATCAGACAATCTGTCTGCCTTGTTGAGCAGATCAATATGCTCGTAAATAAAATCATCATAAAAGTATCTAGACATTCGACCCACCTATTGTTCTTGCGCCATTTGTACTAAAGCAAATTAATAGGTCGTACTCACCGAATCTATTAACAGCAATCTTCTTAGCTGCTTTATCGTTGTCTGCATGAAAGTCATATATGGTAATGCCCATATGTTTAACTGCGTAATGATTTTGCATTGTTTTGCACCCGTTTGATTAATAAAGATATATCCTATCACACAATATACAAAACTGTAAACTATATACCTAATCTTTCTTCTTGTTCTTTTATCTGTCTCTTTATGTCTTGCTGAAACGCTATGACTTCATCTCGGTCAAACTTCTTTGGCGGAAGATAGGTAAGCTTCTTCATAGCTCTGAGTCTTCTCTGCCCGTACATATCAATCATGTAGTCTCTGTAAGCATCATGCACTTGAGGATCACCCATTAGCATATTGCATCTTTTACATTGGATATGCAGGTTTTCTGTGAACAGTTTTAACCTGGTATGTCTGCGACTGTAGTAGTGTCCTCCATCCATTCCTTTCCAGTGGTCTACTCTTCCACAGGATACGCACTGAGCGTAGCCGTAGTCATCTGCAGCTTTCATGCGTACAAGCTTTTGCAATAGCACAGCAGCCTTGTCAACCTCTTGGGCAATAGTCTTTCTTTTCTTAGTGGCGCGTTTTGCCATCATCATCTCCTACGATCTGTACCATCTCATCGCCAACGCCAAGATGACAGCGCGTACATAACCCTACGCAATTATCATCATCATCCATCCACAACTCTAATACGCCACCGCACTCGCAGTATTGTCTAGTAAGTTTGTAGTCCTTGCCACCGGGGAAGTTTATTACCTTAGCCATCGATCTCTTCCATTGTTATTTTAACTCTAGAGTCTTCACCATAGTCTTTATGGTAAACCACGGCAGTCATACTGCGTTCTGCACCGTAGCCCTGATCGTCATGCCACTGATCGGTGGAAGTTAGTGAACCCCACCAAGAAAATTGCATAGAAGCATATTCTCTTTCTACATGATGATGTATATGTCCAAGATGACAATAGCGATTCTTGTGGTTAGACCATTCTTCATCTAGATTTTTAACAACAGTCTGCAATATCTGCTCTGGTTTTATTCTGTCACCATGATGATATACAAATAAATTGTTACCCCATTCCCAGTGTAAGAACTTAGAATAGTTTTCTAGCACCTTTATTCTTGGCTCGTTCTGATACATCAACTCAATACAACTAGATAGATGACAAGCCATATCATAATCATGATTACCTCTTACATTCACAACTACAACTTCTTGATGCACTGTTAGCAGCTTATCAATTAATATCTGAAACAACTGACCAGCAAGCTTAAATGTCCTAGATGAACGAGAATCAACATCAACTGGTGTACCCTTAGTAGTAGTGTTAAGGCTAGAATCGGCATGGAAAAAATCCCCGACATTACAAAGTACAGCAGTGTGTGCATTACCAACACGGTTTGACAGCCTATCCACGGCATCAATTAAAGCTTTTGTTGCTATCTTTATATCCCAGTCATCGTTACTCAGTTTCATTTGACTGTCCGCAAGCATCCCGAAATGATGGTCGCCTATAAAATAGGAGGCGCAGTAATCAGTATCCACGGTTTCAGGTTGTTTTATTGACTTTCTCAGCCCGGTCAGATCATCTGTCAGACCCTCGACCATTGCTTCTACTTTTTCTCTTAGGTCGCGTTTTTCGGGTTCTTGAATGACCCATTGTAAAACTGGCTCATCGCCCTTGTAGGCTGTTGATATGCGTTTGACATCAAAGCCCTCTGCTGTCTGGTGAACTAAATCACGATGAGGTGCTACACCCTTACTTGCTGCTCTTTCTTCTAGCTTATTTAGTGTTCGGTAAACTGATCTACGGTTTATTCCAAGTTCCTTGGCAGCCTTAATAACTGTGCCACTAGCAATAATTGCATTGACTACTTCAGTCTGTCGTTCGCTCTTACAAAACTCTAACAATAATTCAGGATTAATCTTCACAGTTATTCCCTCTAGTTTAGACTCATGATTTTATAGCATATCGTCTCTGTTAGGAAATGGCACAAATACACCAGTCTTTTGGCTTATCTTTCGGTTAATTACATCATATACCTTAGTAACCTTACTCCTTTCCAACTCTTTTATTGATGTCGTTCCAAACATCGCTTCCTGCACTACATTCCATATAAGCTCTTTAACGCTTGCCTTTGTCCACGGAATATCAAAGCTATCATCAAATACTTTTTTCATATCATGCCCTGACTCATTTAGTTGCATTGCAAGCATATCGCAATACTTATAAATAGAGTTGTGTTGGTTCATTGTGATGTTTTGATTGTTGCGGTAGGAAAATACAGCGTAGTTCTTTTTCTTATAATATTCTTTTGCGTGTTTAATAAAGTTATCTAGCTCACGCTCATTACGACAGATAAATGCTTCTCCATCACTCATAACTTCCTCCTTATATACTTATCCATCATAATAGATGATCTGCATTCTAATCTTGTTATATCTTCTGCCTTTCTTCTATTAGGTTGCTTTCTGCCTTTACGCTTACTGTTCGGCTTGTACAAATCTTCAGGGGTCACGAATTTCTTATTGTATAATCTGTTTTTTATACAATTGTAGTTCGCGTCTATGGCTTCAGCCAATTGCAGATAAGTGTAATACTCCTCATGCACAAGAGACTGATGCTCTCCTTTAAATTGTAACAACCTCGTCTTTGCCATTCTTTAACTCTCCGTCAAAGTAGTAGCCAAGTTTATTTAAGTAGAACTGTTTAGCATTCTGCTTTATTTCTATATTCTGCACCCAGCCAATATCGCATAGTTTATGCTCAATTGGAATGTTTCGCGAGCTTTGCTTGCGAGACTTAGCCATGGGAGAACCGCCAGACTCGGCAGCCCTTTTTAGCCATGAATCAATAAACCTTTTCATGCCAACCTTGGTCTTTCTTTTAACTGGGTTTGCATCCAACCAAGATTCCATTGATAACAGTTCTTGCTGTATGTTAACGCCACGCTTAGAGTACGCTCTTTCCCATGCAATTAAATCTTCTTGCTTAGGCTCGTAGGTGCTTCCGTCTTTACACAGCATCGTTATCACCCATAAAGTATTCAGCTACGTTGCACTTTTCATCGTAACGATTAGTAACCTTAATCATTCGTTTAGCTATGGGATGCCCTTGCTCTTTAAGCTCAAATATTCGACTAGCAACCTGAGTTATGCCTAATTCATTAAAGGCATTCAAGCAAGTCAGTTTATTCCCACTCTGCAAATAATCTAAAACTCTTTCTTGTTGTGTCATTGTCTTTTCCTCTCGTTTGTTAAAAATAGCATCGTAATTAGCGTCAAATGCTTTTGTGTTAGTTGGTCTTTGCTTTGAACCTTTACCCATCTTCTAGCCTCCTAGTTAAAACTTGCCATGCCTTACACGCTGTAGATGGTACAACACCATTACCTAATAATCTAATTCGGTCAATTCGATTATCGCATCCGTCAACTACGCGTGGGATAGCTTCTTCCCATTTATCACTCAACCAATCCTCTTTCTGCTTCCAACCAAGATCAGTATCGTGTACTTCTAAATCAGTCCATCCATGCGGGATGCCCATAAGCCCCTCTACCCAATTTGGATTAAGGCTACCCTTTACTTCGTCTACTCCCTTTCCTCCAATAGCAGCATTGCATAGCTGATCATGGGCGCGTGACTTACCATCCTTTCTTATAATTGATTCCGTGGTATAGCCTCCCTTGTAGTCATTAAGTAGCGGCGTAGGAAACTTCTCTAGCTCGCCACGCCTTGCAAGAGCGGACAGACATTTAGTTGCTTGGCTATCACCATCAAGACGATACTTCTCTGCTTCAGATGCGTAGGGCGTTGGAAATACCTCTACAGCATCCTTTAACTTAGCACCAAACCACTTACCCGAATCATGACGATAAGAGCGAAAGCCATTTTTGTATTCAGTTAGCACTGGGCCACCTGTAGAGTCACAGGCTCTTGGCGTGGGCCATAGTAGATCGTAAATAGCGCAAGAATCAGTGTCAACTTGCTCTCTTAGATTGGATGGTCGCTTTCTACCTCTTCTTATACCAGTAGCCATCTTCGCAGTTGCCTCTGGCGATCTAGGTGGTAAGTGATCCATTGTATTAGGGGTTGCCCATGTCTCGGCATCCCTGACTGCACTAGCCAAAGCGTTGCCTTGATGTTTGCCACGAGCATTGTCAGGGTTTTTACCTGGCCCCCCTGCTGATGCTGTCGGAGTGGGCCATGATGAATATTCTTTTTCTCTGATGTCTTGCTCCAACTTCAGTCGCTGAGAATACTCCCCACGTTGATCTATAACCATCTTCTTCCATATCGCTGAGGACTGTGTTGAGTCCAAGCGAGATATGTCCCTCGACATTTTCGAACAGACATCTAGTAGGTCTAATTGATTTAACGTGTCTCCGTATTGTGGGCCAGAGGTGTCTAGGGTCTTCTTCTCCCTGTCGCTTTCCTGCTCCTGAGAATGGCTGGCACGGATATCCACCAGTAATAAGGCTAACTTTGTCTCGAAAGATTTCTGATGGGAAGGTTTTAAGATTCGTGTAAATAGGTGCTGCATCCAAGATACCCGCTTCCATCTTCCTTGCCAAGTTTTCTGCGGCGTAGGCTTCGATCTCCACATAAGCGAGGACTCGATGTTTAAACCCGGCAAGGTCAAGTCCTCTTTCGATTCCACCATATCCTGAGCAAAAACTGAGTACAGTTGGTAATTCTTCGGTATTATCCACATTCTTATCTCCTATTGGCTCAACTAAAGTTTCGCCCGATTAATTGAAATATTAATATATACACATATTTGTTTAGTTACAAGCATTATTTGTTAGCGACTTATACACTAGAATATATATTTAAATACACATTTAACCCTTTCACTGCGCGGAGCGAAATTTAAGAACAAAGGGCTATGCGACTTTGCGGTTACATTTGTATTCGTATCGGATATCCAACCTATCTCTTTGCAGAAACCGATCTGCATCGAGGGCTTTGTCTGGAGGGTCAACCACGCTCTGACGTTTTATTTAAGGATTTCGTCAGCCCCAAGCCCGAATACACAAGACAAGATAAGACAAGATAATACTTCTAAGGATAAGATAGTATGGTATACTAAGCTTACTTGTTTTGTAGTGAATCCAAGTATAGTCTCTCCTTAGACTAAAAGTAAAGCCCCTTAATTGGGGCTTTGTTTTTTCTAGTACATTAAGAAATCATTTATAGATATATCCATAGCGTTGCAGATTGTCTCTATAGTGTGTAATTTCATATTCTTTTGCGCTCGCCATCGAACTACTTGTTGCGGAGTGCTGTCGGCTTTCTTGGCTAATACAACACTCGCTATCCCTAGTTCTTTCTGAGCCATTCGCAGACATCTTCCTGCATCTATCATATGACACTCCTAAATATGTTAAAATCGGTCGGGTGAGTTTCCCCGCTCACAAACTCCTATGGTTTACCCCCTCTTCGGAGGGGGGTTTTTAACTAGAACGGAATGTCATCTTCTAGTAAAGTTTGCTTTTGTTCGACCTGATTTGTTACTTGCTTAACGCCTTGGCTATGTGCCTGTTCTTTCGGTGTAAACTTTAGGCTCATATACTTAGTTCCCTTGTTAGACTCATTAATCCAACCTGAAACCCAATAATCAACACCACCAATCATTGCGCTACCTTTACGATCAGGATGTGTCTCAGATTCCTTTTTATCGTTAACAAACATAGCACCGCTATTATCTTTCTGTTCATACTGACTCATATTACTCTCCTATAGAGCTTGTCTAAATTCAGATGTTTTCATTATTTCCCTTTCCTTAGTGGTAAACTTTCCACCTTTTGAGGGGGCTTTCCATACTAATTGTTTCTCTGTACTACTAAGAGACATCCATTCTTCGTTAGCAGTGGAATAGTCTTTAATCGCAATGCCATCCTTAATTGCTTGTATCACAGGCATAAGGTCAACAATCATATCCTCATACTCGTCTTGCTTAGACTTTTCAGTCCGTAGCATTGCAGACTCAGCATCATCATCTGCCGTAGGTATACCTGCAATAGACTGCAAAGCGTAACGTCTTGCGTAAGTTATTGCTGAACCTGCAGCTTGCGGATCACGTTTAACCAAGGGCAAACTATAACTATTCTCCATCCACTCACCAGATGTATGCATGAGCCTAGTAACGACTCCTACACCATGCTCGTTAGAGATAGGGAACTGTGTATAGCTTAGACCATTCTTGGCGAATGGCTCTTTGATAGCTTTAATAACGGATGTTAAGTCCGCATAGCTAGACTTGAAAAATGGGTTTGACGATTCTTTGACCGCTCCACCCATCTCAGATTGTGCCTTACATAATGCTTCAGCAAGGGCTTTGATTGACTCACTAGACTTCATATTATTTCCTCCTATGGAAGAAACAATATACCTTATTGCTGTTTATGAATCAACAGAATTGATTAGTATTGCCAAGTAACTGGCGTAGTCTCACGGATATCAACGTGTATGAATGTCTTAGCTACGCCCACCCCGGTAAACCCCAACCGCATAGCTTCACGCACAAGAATATAACGCTCTGCACCACCAGATACGGATATGTCTGCAGCAATGCCTTGTGCATGAGTACCAGGTTTAGACTTACGGGCTTCTATGGGATGGCTCGGATCACGATAGCCAGATGTAATGTGAAACGAGAAACCACAGGCTTCACGCAACTCATCGAGCTTGTGAATAAACTCTTCTTTCATATCGTTGTTGCCAGTGCATTGGCAGTCAAACTCTTCTATCTTAAAATACTTAAATGTCATTTCTTTAGACTCGCTAGTTTGCTAACACCCTTAATCCCAAAGCTACTAGAAATAGCTATGAACAATAAATACTGATACCACTCAGGCAGTTGAGCTAAAGCCTGAAAGCCGTCTTCAACCCGAATAACAATCTCTGGATCGCCAACAACTATGGAATAGCCGATCATGAAAATTGGTATCGACAAAACGATAGTCCAAAATTCATCACGCCAAGAATTTTGAGTAGCATCAACAGCTTTAGATTCCCACTCAGCATCGTTCTCAATTACTTTTAGTTTAGCTTTATGCTTTGCTTGCTTCTCTTCTGCTTTATTCTTTAAGTACCCACCAGCTATGTTAGCAATTGGGCCTATTAAGTGCTGTAACATAATATTCTCCTACTTTAACGGCATTGATAGTGCATCCATGCCAAGCCAGATATCATCAAGTTCTTTCATGATTACTTTAATTCTGTCATCAGTATCCCCTAAACTTTCACTAATTAGCTCTGCTTTCTTTACAGTAGCTTTGATTGTTTCTATGTCTTTCTCTAGCCTAGATACGTCTGTAGTTACCTCTAACAGCTTTTCTTGTTGCGCTGATATCGTCACTAGGTTTGTGCCTAAAGTCGCTAATTTCGCGCTTAGATGGCTTATGTCGTTATCGTCTAATTGTTGCTCTATAAGTTGTATAGACTCGTGTAAAGGAGCAACATCAGGAACGGATACGGATTCTACCGTTTCTAGCCGAGAATACAAGCTTGATGCAGTCCAGACTCCCCCACCAATGGTCGAGCCTATTGCCACCACGACCATTATCCACGCTCCCTTAAATGTCTGACCGCCTATCTTTAATTCACTATCTTCAATCATTGTTCGCAATCCATATTAATAAAGCAATCATAACCTAGTGCGATAGGTGATGTGCGATAAAACTCAGACTCTGCACCTACTGCCAAGATGTCTGCCTCGCTATAGTATAAGTCTAAACCAAAAGCATCGTTACCATTTAAGTATACAGCAGTCAGGTTTCTGGTTGTGTTGTAGCCCATCGCCACCCATTGCTGATTAGAATCATAGAAGATATTAACGTCAGCGGATGTAGTGTTCTTGTCTTCTATAGACTGTTGTAGAAAGTCTGCGGCTTCGCTGTTCGCTACGGCTAGGTACGCAGCAGCTTCATTAGCTGAAGATTCTATATTATCCACGGTATCATTAAAAAGCTGTACGTCTTCTTGATCTATTGTAAGCATTTCTTGGTTTTGCTGTACAAACGTCTGCACCTCTTCTTCTTGCTTAGGGGTGCTTGCCTCTGCAGCTTTCTCTGCTACTTGCTGTACTGACACTAACTCAACTGTCACTTCGACAAAAGTATCAATGTGGGTTTCCATCTCGGCTAGGGAATCCATTGCCATATTTTCTAGCACCTGTTTTACGGGCGCGCCATAAGGCTGATAGTTGTTACTAAAGTTAGACAGTGCAGAGTTATAAGCATCTACTTGCTCTGCGCTAATATGACCTGTACTGGAAAGCGTACCGTCAGATAAACCGCTACCCTGATGGGCGTACTCTGTAGCAGCACCTACTAGTTTTATAGAAGTGTCGATCTGACTAACTATACTACTACTTGAGTCTATTAACTGATCTAAGCTATTGCTTTGTGCTACGGAACTTATCGCTAATAGACATACTATCTTCTTCCACATCTTCACTTACCTCACCTATCTGGAGAATACCGTCATAATATTTACGGTTTTCCTTGTAATCAGGAATATATAATTCTGGCTTCTGCTTTATTAGCATCAACCCCCTTTTCCCCGCTACTAATCTCCCATTGGATATGAAAGGGCATGGTGAACCCGCCAACAACATACTCTTAAACACCTCTGTCGATTGGCACAACATAGACACTGCCGCCACTTTTAACTGGAGGGCAGAAAGCATTCGTGCATATTTCAATCTAGTGCAATCAACGTCTAAGGTGTAACCGCCTGAACTAAACCCAATAGCAACTGTCTGCACTGAACCTGCTGTTCCTTTTAAGCAAGTGTCAGAACCGTTAGACATAAAGGTTGGGCTTATTGCAGAGCCAACTGGAATCTCACTAGCCGCCCCGGCTCCATTGTAGGTATTTTCTGTTGTAGAAGATGTATCTGTTGTTGTGTTGTTGCTGTTTGCTACGCTGTTCTCGCCATGATAATTATTTAGACTGCCTTGCTCGTTTGCTAAAGCAGTTGAGCCAAGTATCCATAGGATAGCCATGAGATAGCCATGAGATAGCCGCGGGATACCGATATCCATTACTGTTTAGACTCTAATAGCTCTCTTATGTGGATAATGTTTTCATCCATACGGGCCAGTCTTACTTCATGGTCGCGCTGTCTAGTGTCTAAGCCCATAACTAAAGAACTAATGTTATCAATGTCTTTAGCGTTTTGCTCTACGCCAACCTCAACTTCAGTAAATGCACCTGTTACTGTTACCGCCTGTACAGCAAGCAATAAAAATAAAGTTATTGGTACGTTTCTGCTTAGATGCCAATCTTCCATTGCAACCTCTTAATTATCATTTATTTATAATACAGCATCACAAATATTTCGTATCATCTCTGACTTTTCGCTGTAATCATCGCCTCTGTCAATAACTTCAGTTTCGCTAATTTGATTTAAAATAACCCCATCTTCTATAAATCTTGTAGCTGTAATAATTTGTACTGATGGTATTGTTTCAGTATCAGAAACTACATGAAATAAAACTTCTATTCGCGCTATGATTGATTCTTTTATCAAGCTCATTTTTTGTTTGCCTTTATCAATTTAAGAGTCTGTTAAATATGTGCCACTTATATAAAACCCTGTTGTATCAGAACTAACTAAGTCATTAGAAGATACACTAATCTCATCGCTACCTCTTGTCAAAGCTATATAAGTTTGACCGCTTACTACATAACCGCATACAGGATTACTAGCCTCATCAAATGTAAAGCTGTTGCTATAAGTCAAGTTATTAATGGAAGTGCTACAGTTTGCCGCAAAAGGCAATCCACCAATATATAATGATCCAACTGCATTATGTGATACTGCCTCTATGTTATTTATATACGATGTAAAAAACACTAAGTTTCCTATTTTTGTATACTTACTTTCACTTGGGCTAATAATGACATTTCCGCTAGTTGACCCGTAAAGTGTTGGTGTCCATGTGGATTCTTTATAACTTGACAGATTTGTATCACCTAAATTAATTGTAGATGATGTTATATCACCAGTTATAGATACATTGCCAGATATTGACGGGTTAGTAAGAGTGCCACCTGATGCTTGAACTTTAATAGTATCGATCTGTTGTAGTGCTGTCTGTACGCTTGTAGCAGTAATATTACCAGATGGCGTTACAGTAGTAGCCTCTGCTGTATTGCCAAGACTAACTACAATTGGCGTACTACTAATTCCAACAGCAGTTGTATTGCCTGTAATTGATAGCTTAGTAATAGCCATTATCTTGATACCTCTCTGGTTACAGTAACATTGCCCTGTAAAGCACGATTTATTAAAATATCAGTTGAAGTTAATGCTCTAACATTTCCATTTAACAATTTATTTTGAAGAGTATAATCGTATATACCATCAATTTGATACTGCTGTTGTGTTGCAACATAGTCTTCATACAAGTGTGGGCTAAGATAAGCATAACCCCATGCAAAAGACTCACTACTAGTAATAATACCGTCTCCATTTAGGTCAAAAATATCAATTTTGTTGCTTGGAATCGTAACGAGCCCAACTGATGCTCTTAGGACAATTAGCACCATCACATACCTTTCTGCACCTGTGTATAAAACAACTTTATTAAGGTCATTATCATAATACCCATCAGTCATGCTAAGTTGTCTGGTTAGCTCTAAGTCATATACATAATTACCCGATACTAGATTTTTAGTCTGACTGTTAGTAAGAGAAACTATAAAGTTGTTTGCACTTTCTGTAACAGTAAAATCCACATAATCTTGACTTAAATAATTAAGCCTCATTTGTCCTTGCAAGCTATACGCATTCATAGGTGCAGGATATCCAAACGGATTAAAGTTAAAAGACTGACTAAAATCAGAACCCTGATCAATTGTCATGTCGTGGAAATTAGCCACTATCTTGTTACCTCTGGGGTAACTGACGCTTTACCTTGCAAGATTCTTGTAACTAAAGTTTCGTTAGGAGCAGTTCCTTGAAATATCTCTACATCATATACATAGCTTCCTGCTGTCATTGCAGCAGTTTCAGAGTTAGTCAAAGATATAGTAACTACACCACCAGTTGTTATTGATGCTGTAAAGTTTGTGCTAGTTGCACTTTCTATCTTTGATCTTAATGACGCTCTAGCATTATAATTTGTGCCATCCATGGGAGAGCCGTCTTCTTCTATAGCAATAGAAATCTCAAAGTCTGATCCTTGATCTATCGTTAAGTCGTACTTTCCTGCTGGCATATTATTCTCCGAACTGAATATACAGATTATATCATTATATGGCTTTCGACATTTACATTGTTGATATGATAAATGCCAACAATTCAGTATAGCGAACCGACCTAGTAGTCACTTCAGTAGCGCCATCTGGCGCATTTTCTTCAGACTCGTATGTAGTGCGCTCTACAAATTCAGCAATAGTTCTAGTTTGAGTCATATCGTTCTCATCCTGATACTCTTCTTCTTGTGCCGGGATTGTCTCTTCTTTCCACCAATAAGTATCTTGGCAGAACATACCATAACGAGAAGCATCAAGCCCCTCAGCAGTAAAAGCATCTTCTAGCTCTTGAGCAATAATACCAATATGTATGCGAGCATCATCACCTTTCTCTTCAACAGAGCTAATCAATCGATATTTACGGATTAGGCTTTTACAGGCTTGTGCTACTCTTTGCTCTGCATCTGTTAGCTCTTCAATATCTTGTTTAAGACTTCTATCAGAGCCAGTGGTAACGCCATTAGTTATGTAAGCATCATCAAACCTAGCAGAAGCACTTCCAAGAGCAACAACATTATCACTGTTCTGACCGCTAAAGGTACAAGGAGTTATCGCGTTGGAATTTAAAGCAATACCTGCTGACCCAGACATATGTCTTGCATTGTGCAAATACATATAGCCATTAGATGAAGCGGCATTAGTTCCTATGTAACCTACGTTAGGAGTGTAATACTGATGTGCGGCAGTAAGTCTTAATTGAACACCATAAGTAGCAGTAGAAGAGTTATACAGCTGTATAGATTCACTTACTGTTGCACCTGGGCTAGAAATTGCGTACTGGTGAGTAGTAGCCTGATAATTATAGTTTCTAGTATTCCCAATAACAAATTTCTGCGTTCTAGCTGCTACAGTAGATCCTGTATAAAAACTATGTAGAGCAGCTCGGCTGTAAACTGCGCCACCATTATTATGAGTATTAAGAAATAGATCATCTTGGCTTATATCAAATGTAGCGTATGTAGAAAACTTTAAGTCACCATTGCTAGGTATAGTTATCACAGTAGGGTTTAAGTTAGCTACAGTCAATCCGCTAGAATTATGCTCTGATATAACTGAGCTACCAATTTTAGTATATATTCTTGTTTGCCCAGTAATCTGCCCATAACCACCAGAAGCATTGATCTCTAGGTCATCAGTATTAAAAGTAACCTTACTAGTGCCAGAAAAATTGATAGTAGATGTAACGTCAGCAGCATTATTAAAATCTGTTCGCATTGTCTCAAAGCCACCAACAGTTGTGCCGTCATGCACATGAACGCTTTTATTAGTAGTGTTGACAGAAAGCTCGCCATCTAATCCAGTAAAGCTGTCGTGGTTAGAATCTGTGCCTCTTCTTCTCTTTAATGCTGTAGTCATTTTTTACCTCTTCGAATTGACTTATTGCGAATTAAAATTATCCAAGTGTAACTGTTGCGCCTGAGCCTGTGTCAACATACAAGCCAAAGCTAAGAACCCAACCATATTCGTGTTGCCAGCCACTGTTCTTAACAATACAATGAAGTGTATCACCTGGTGATACATTAAAAAAAGTTTGATGTGTTGTAGGGCTAGTTGATGTAGTGCTAGTAGTTAAATAATTATAGCTAGAACTGTTTTTTCTAAATCCAGTATAAACTCTAGCACCGTTTGCTGACTTGTATATTATTTTAGCGGTTACTGTGCCGCTAACTGCAACAGTTATAGACTTTACTATTGTATAATCAGTTACGTTAAAATTTACCTCATTGGTTGCAACTGCTAATGGAATATTGCCACTATCTACAGTTTGTGTAACACCTTGCAAATCTAGCTGTGAACCATTCCATGTCATTCTTGCTGAATTAGAGCTACCGATACTAAATTTTGGTACGCCTGAAGACTTACCCAGAAAAAATCCTGTCCCATTATTCCATCCAGATTGACCAGACTTAATGTGACCAGTTGTCGAAATATCTAGCTGACCAAGAGATCCATAAGGTGCAACTAACTGGCTTCTGAAATATCCACTTCTGATATCCATTACGCCATCTTTTTGCAACCTCCAGCCATTAGTCGGATAGTTGTTAGACTGTATAGTATTAGCAATTTTTGCTGAACTGATTGCAGCATTTGCAATCTTAGCATTACTAATAACAGCATCATTAATTTGGGCGGCTGAAGTAATTACACCTGATGCAGCAATTAACCCACCAGTAATTTGATTTGCAGCTATGTTGTCTGTCTGTATTGTATTAGAAGCAATGTGATCACTTGTAATAATGTTTGCGCCAATAGCACTAGCAGTAATTGCCCCAGCAGCAAGCGAACCCGCAGTTATCGCGTTAGCAGCTATGGAATCAGCCGTCACTGCATTAGCGGCAATTTCATTAGCTGTAACAGCATCAGCAGCAATTTTTCCTGCAACGACTGCCCCTGCCTGTATCTTATTTGCTGTAACAGCATTACTCGCTATCTTATCTGCTTGAATAGCACCATCGACAATAAGTTCTGCGGTAGCCGCCTCTTCAAATCGCAAGTCTTGACAGTAATAGTGACCAATATATCCATTGCCATCTTGTAATTGCGCGCCGCTACGATAATTCAGAATTACTAAAGGCTTCATGTATACAGCAGTTGAGGGAAACTCATTATCTGTACCATTGCCAAACTGATAGCTATAATCTATCCAATCCGTGCTACTTGGCGTATGAGCTTGAAGCAAATATCTCCACTGAGACCCAGAGCCACTAATATTTACACCATCTTTTGTAAATAAACCTACACCTAAATAAATTACACCATTTGTGCTGTTATTTTCTTTTTTGATCTTAGCGTGTACTCGGTAGGTTTTGTTATGATCAAATGGTATTAACTCTGCGCTATTTACCCAAGCTCTTTTGCCACCTTTGTTTCGTAAAGCATACTTACCAACTTGAGGGCCAATAAGCTGGTAAAACTGTGAACTTGCGTCATTATAAAAATCAATCCATGATGCAGGATCATTGAATAAAGGATCGTTATTTAGCGCAGAACCTGCCCCGGATAATACCATCTTACTAGCAGTAATAGTGTTTGCGTCTATCTTATCTCCCGTTATCGCACCTGCATTAATCTGCTCTGCATTGACAGCACCTGCGGCTATTTCATTTGCCGTGATAGCATCTGCAGCAATCTGCGAAGAGGTTATAGTATTAGCAGCTATTTCTCCTGCTGTAACAGCCCCTGCACTAATTTTAGCTGTAGTGACTGCTCCTGCATTGATTTTGTCAGCAGTGACCGCGCTTGCGTTGATTTTATCTGCTGTAACAGCATTCGCTTCTATCTTGTTAGCAGTAACAGCGTCTGCAGCAATCTTGCCCGCAGTAATAGCACTAGCATTAATTTTATTTGTTGTTATTGCGCTATCAGATATCTTGGTTTCCGTTATTGCAGAAGCAGCTATTATATCTTCAGTAACAGCTTCTAGGGCTAACTTGCTAGTGTCTACTGCTAGGTCTGCTATTTTAACTGCTGATATAGCATTGTCTGCAATCTTAGTGCCATCAATAGCCGCGGCAGCAATTACATCACCCTGAATAGCATCTACAGCTATCTTCGCGTTTGAAATAGCTTCATCTTGTATCTGTGGGCCAGATATCTGCCCAGACAAATCAGTAGTAGAAACAGAAGCTGTCCATTCTGTTCCGTTGTATCTATATAGCTTGTTATCAGTAGTTAAAAATACCTGTCTGCCCTGCCATAAGTCCTCTGTGGCTGTTGGTAATGTACTAACAACCTTTGGAGGCATTAGCCCTTGAGAAAAGTTACCCTCTTGAAATTCACCATCTAAATCTATTGTCTGTATAGCTCGCGTGAACTCAGGAACACTTGAGTCATATCTGTAAAGTTGACTATCTGTAGTCAAAAATATCATCGTTGGGCCAGTGTATCCAGTTGGGCTTGGCAAACTATTTACAATAGATACAGGCTCAATTTCATTAGCAAATGATGCCGCGCTAACTGACGCTTCTTCAATAGTAAAAATATCATCAGTCCACTCAGTACCTGTCCATCGATACAAAGCTACAGTGCTACTGTTGAACTTTATCTGACCTATAAAGTCACCACTTGCAGGAAGTGTACCTACTGGCTCAATCCCATAAGCACCTGCTTCAGCAAATAAGTTAGTAACAGAATCACTAAAGGCATCACTGTCTACAAACAATGTTGTTGCAGATACAGTGCTAGAAAAACCAGATACGTTGCCAGAAAAGTCTACAGACTTTAGATGATAATATCGCGTTACGTCATAATCCAAACCTGTTCTGGTATAGCTGTCACCGCTTGCTATAGCTATCTTGCTTGCCGCCGCAGAACTACCAATTATTCCCTCCCACACTTCAACGTGAGAATAATCATGCTCTACTGGTCTTTCCCAACTGATAGTAATTTCTTTCAATCCACCTGCAGCAGCAACGCTATTAGGTATTGATGGTGGCGTTGTATCGCCAGCTACTAAAGCAGATAAATCAACAAAGCTTGATCGAACACCTAGATCATTAATAGACCGTACTCGTACATTGTAATTAACATCTGGCACAGTTCCTGTAATTACAAACTGTGTA